CCGTCGAAATCAACGTCGCCGGCAAAACGCCCGACGATCTCGGCCTGAGCGCCGAGTCGCGCCCCTCGCCTCGTCATACCTGGATCGACGGAAAGTGGGACGTGCCGCCCGAGCTGATCGCGCGTGAAAAGCACGAAGCGGCAATGGCCGAGTTCAACCGGTTGATGGCGATCGCGCGCAAGGCCAACGCGGGCAAGGCAGACGCGTTCACCGCCGGGCAGCTTGACGAGGAAGCCACGTACTACTTCAAGGCGTGGTCGGCATATCAAATGGCCCTCGTTTCGGCCATTGAAGCCGAGACGTTCCCCGATGCCGTGACTTGGCCCGAGATGCCATCCCCGTATGTCCCGCCAGAACCAGCCCTGCCCTCGGATACGGAAGACGCGGTACCGGTAGACCCGTCAGCCGGCGGCAACACCTGATCAAGCCACACGCTTAGCCCGCTCACCGCCATAAGATAGGAGTTGAATGCCATGCCGCAGGACTACCACCACGGCGTACGCGTCATCGAAGTCAATCACGGAGGCCGGCCAATTCGGACGGTTTCGACGGCTGTGCTCGGGATCGTCTGCACTGCTGCCGATGCAGATCCCGTCGCATTTCCTGTCGATACGCCGGTGCTTGTCACAAATGTGATTGCAGCCCTCGGCAAAGCCGGGAAGAAGGGCACGCTGAATCGTACGCTCGACGCAATCGGAAAACAGACGAAGCCCGTCACTGTCGTTGTGCGCGTTGCTGAGGGCAAGGACGACGCGCAAACGACATCGAACGTCATCGGCACGGTGACGCCGCAAGGCAAATACACCGGGATGAAAGCACTGTTGACCGCGCAAGCCAAGCTCGGCGTGAAGCCCCGAATCCTTGCAGCGCCCGGCCTCGACACCCAGGCCGTTGCTGCGGCCATGACGACGATCGCCCAGGCGCTTCGCGGGTTCGCCTACGTTTCCGCGCATGGATGCAAGACGAAGGAAGAAGCGACTGCATACCGCAAGCAATTCGGCCAGCGCGAAATCATGGTCATCTGGCCGGACTGGCTCGGATGGAGCGATGTCACCAATTCGGTGGTCACGCTGCCAGCGCCCGCGATCGCCGCAGGGCTCCGCGCAAAGATCGACAACGACATCGGCTGGCACAAAACGCTATCGAACGTGGTCGTCAACGGCGTGTCCGGCATCAACGCAGATGTTTCTTGGGACTTGCAGGACCCAGCGACCGACGCAGGCTATTTGAACGAGCATGAAGTCACCACCCTCGTGAACCGGAACGGCTTCCGCTTCTGGGGCTCGCGCACTTGCTCGACCGACTCGAAGTTCGTATTCGAGAACTACACCCGCACGGCGCAAGTAATCGCCGACACGGTCGCCGAAGCGCAGATGGGTAACGTCGACGGACCGCTCACGCCATCCAGCGCCCGCGACATCATCGAAGACATCAATGCCTGGTTCCGACGCGAAGTCGCGCTCGGCGACCTGATTGGCGGCAGCGCGTGGTACGACCCAGAGCCCAACACAACGCACGAGTTGGCCTCGGGGGGCATGTACATCGACTTCGACTACACGCCGGTCCCGCCCCTCGAAAACCTGAAGCTGCGCCAACGCATTACCGACCGATACCTCGCTGACTTCGCCTCGCGCGTCGTGGCCTAACAAAGGAGTGCTGAACGATGGGCATGCCTCGAAAGCTCAAGGGCTACAACATATTTCTCAACGGCACGAGCTTCGTCGGCGAAACGAAGGAAATCCAGTTGCCGAAGCTATCGCGGAAGATGGAAGACTGGCAAGGCGGTGGCATGAGCGGCCCGATCCCCATCGACTATGGGCAGGAAGCGATCCAACTCGAATGGACGTGCGGCGGCTTCATGGAAGACGTACTGAAGCAATACGGCATCACCACCCATGACGGTGTTCAGTTGCGCTTTGCTGGCGGCTATCAGCGCGAGGACTCGAAGGCCTATGACGCCGTCGAAATCGTCGTTCGCGGTCGCCACAAGGAAATCGACATGGGCACGGCCAAAACCAAGGAGGACTCCGATTTCAAGGTCACCACCGCTGCCAGCTACTACAAGCTCTCGATCAACGGTCAGGACCTGATCGAGATGGATTTCATCAACATGGTCGAGCGCATCAATGGCGTCGATCTGCTCGCAGCACTTCGCAAAGCCATCGGCCTCTAGCGCGCCCACCACGCCAGCTTTCGAACCGTCACGCCCCATGAAACGCCATCGAGACCCAGCATATGACCGACCTTGAAACCAACGCCGCCGCCAATACGCACACGCTCGATACGCCGCTCATGCGCGGCGAGCAGACGATCACGCAGGTGACGCTTACCAAGCCGACCACCGGTGCGTTACGCGGCACCTCGCTTTCTGCACTCGTCAATCTCGATGTGGATGCCTTGCGCAGAGTGCTGCCCCGCATCAGCACGCCAACGCTTACCGAGGTCGACGTGACGATGATGGACCCGGCCGACCTCGTCGCATTGGGGGGCATCTTCGCGGGTTTTTTGATGCCGAAGGCGGTGCGAATGAGCATGGAATCCCAGATCGCGTAGAGGATGCAATGGCCGATATTGCGACGGTCTTCGGCTGGGCGCCTTGCGACATGGACCCGTTGCTGTTGTCCGACCTCATGGACTGGCGGGAGCGCGCTCGGTTGCGGAGCGGGAGTGAATAGCGATGGACAACGCTTTGAAGCTGCGCGTCATGTTCGACATGATCGACAACTGGACAAAGCCGCTGCGTGGCGTGCTGAACAGCAACAAGGGGCTTGCGCAGTCACTGAAGAAAACGCGCGGCGAGCTCGTCGAGCTCGGACGCCAGCAAAAGGCCGTCGCTACCTTCCGTGAGATGCATGGGGGCCTCGCCAAGACAACGTCGAAGCTTGCCGACGCGCAAGCAACTGTCAAAGCACTCGCAAGCTCTTTGCGCACGTTGGGTCCACCCTCTCGGCAAATGACTGCGCAGTTCGCGCGGGCACGTGACGCTGCTTCGCGTTTGCGCGCCGAGCAAAAGCGACAGACGGCCGCCCTCGACGACATGCGCAAACAGCTTGCGGGCGCGGGCATCAACACGGCCAACCTCGCCCAACACGAGCGTACGTTGCGCTCGCGCGTCGCAGCGACGACGGCGGCCATGCAGGCCCAGACCCGCCAACTGGAGGCACTTGGGGAGCGGGAGCGAAGGCTTGCTCGCGCCCGCACGGCCATGCAAGCCACCCGTGGTGCAGCGAACGGCATGGCCGGCGCAGGGGCGACAATGATCGCGAGCGGAACCGCGATCGGTGCGACAACGATTGTGCCCCTCGCCGCTTACGCGCGTGCAGAAGACTCGGCGACAGGACTGTCGGCCGCATTGATGCGCGCCGGCAGTGTCGTGCCCGCGGAATTCGCGAAGATCAACGCACTCGCGGTCAGCCTTGGCAATCGGCTGCCGGGCACAACCTCGGACTTCCAGGAAATGATGACGATGCTCGTGCGGCAAGGCATCAGTGTGGAAGCGGTCCTTGGTGGCATGGGCGAGGCCGCAGCATATTTGGCAGTCCAGTTGAAAAAGGCCCCGGCAGAGGCAGCGGAGTTTTCGGCAAAACTGCAGGATGCCACTCGCACCCGCGAGACCGACATGCTCCAGCTCATGGACGTGATCCAGAAGTCGTTCTATCTCGGCGTAGACGATAACAACATGCTGGCGGCCTTCTCCAAGCTCGCGCCCGCCATGGACACGGCGAGGCTCAAAGGACTTGACGGCGCAAAGGCGCTCGCGCCGATCGTCGTCATGGCGGATCAATCGGGGCTCGAAGGTGGCGCCGCGGGCAATGCGTTGCGCAAAGTGTTCCAGCTCGGAATGGATAAACAGAAGGTCATGAAGGCCAACAAAACCCTTGAGCCGAATCGCCAGCTCGACTTCACTGACGGCCGCGGCGAGTTCGGCGGGCTCAAGAAAATGTTCGGCGAGCTGGACAAGCTCAAGACGCTCAATACGCAGCGGCGTGGCAGCGTGCTCAAGACGGTCTTCGGGGACGATGCGGAGACACTCCAGATGGTGTCGCTGCTCATCGAAAAGGGAGAGGCGGGATACGAAGAGGTGTTCGCAAAAATGGAGCGGCAGGCCACGCTCAAAGAACGGGTCAACCGCCAGCTCGGCACGCTCAAGAACCTGTGGGACGCATCGAGCGGAACACTGATCAATGCATTCGCTGCGATCGGCGAATCGATCGCCCCCGAACTGAAAGCGATTACCGAGTGGATCGGTCAGATGGCGGAACGCATGGGCACATGGGCCAAGGAACACCCTCGTCTGTCGGGTGCCATTCTGAAAACTACTGCGGTGCTCGCGCTGCTGTTGGTCGGGCTTGGCGGCATCTCCGTCGCGTTAGCCAGCGTGCTCGTTCCCCTTGCGATGCTCCGCTTCAGCATGTCGGTACTCGGGATGAAAGGCGGTCTGCTGCGCAACGTCTTTGGCAGGTTCGCTCCGCTGCTGCGTGGCCCGGTTGCGCAGACTTTGTCGATCACGAGCGGCAAGCTCAGATTGCTTTCCCGGGCGGGCTCGTCTCTTGGCACGGCGTACCGCATGCTGGCTACGCTCCTTCGATCGTCGTTCGCCCGAGCAACGTCGGCCGCCGGTCGGGCACTTGGCGTGTTGGCGCGGGGGCTCCTCCTGGTTGGTCGCGTCGCACTCGCCAATCCAATCGTCGCAGTCGTTTCGCTCTTGGCTGCGGCAGCCATATACGTCTGGCAGAACTGGGAGACGCTTGGGCCGAGGTTCGCCGCGTTGGGAGAAACCATCCGCGAAGCGCTCGGCACGGTGGGCAAATGGATACAGGAGAAGTGGCGCACCACCATCGAGTGGATCCGGTCTGCATTCGCGGCCGTCGGCGATTCGTTCGGCAGCATCGGTACTCGCTTCGCTGAAATCGGCAGCGACCTGATATCCGGCCTGGTTACCGGCATCACAAACAGCCTTGGGCGAGTAAAGCAAGCGATCGGCAACGTGGCCGATTCGACGGTCGCTTGGTTCAAAGACAAGTTGCGCATCCAGAGCCCGAGCCGAGTCTTCGCCGAGCTGGGCGGCTTCATTGGTGAGGGTGCTGCGCGTGGGATGACGGGAAAGCAACGCAACGTCTCGCGGGCAGCTCTGGGCCTTGCAGTCGCGGCCACGACGGCGTTCGGGATGCCGACGCTCCGGGCGGCCGAACGGACCGTTCGAGCGATCGTGCCGATTGACCGGCGCCCACCAATCGCGGCGCCGGCTCCACCGGTATCGCTCCAGCAGCCAACCGCCGCAGCGACAGCGACGCCGATCGTGATCAACATCTATCCGCGCGCGGGAGATGATCCGAGCGCAATTGCGCGCGCCGTCGCCGCCGAACTGGACCGTCGGGAGCGCGCGCAACGTTCACGAACGAGCGCCCGTCTTTCCGACTAACGATTCTGAGGTCCGACCATGTTGATGTCGCTCGATCAGTTCGTGTTCAGCCTAACCACCGCGCCTTTTCACGAGCTGCAACGGCGTCGCAATTGGAAGCATCCGAAGAAATCGCGCGTCGGCGTTCGCGACGCTCGTCAGTACACGGGTCCGGGCGAGGACACCATAACGTTCAGCGGTCTGGTGGCTCCGGAGTCTGTGGGCTCCATCGCGTCGATTGCCCGGCTCGCCGCCATGGCGGATTCGGGCGACGGCTACGTCCTGGTGG